CGCGAAAAATATGCTACTCAACATGCAATTGGTGTTGTCGGCTGGATTGAAATTGATTCAAAAGTAGAAAATGAACAAAAAATTTCTAAATTAGTGATGAAATCAGCGTAGGGGCTATACTCTACGCTTCTTTTATTGGAGGTGACAGAATGAAAGTAAAAGCACTTGTAAGCTTTTCGGGTAGCGTCACGATGTCAAAAGGTGAAGTAAAAGTGCTACCAAAGAATGTGGCAGATGACTTGTTACAAGCTGGCCACGTAGAGGAAGTTGTTACGAAAAAGGTGGTGAAAACTGATGCAGGTTAGTGAAATCACGCCAGGTGAACTGGCTAAATATGCGCGAGAAGATGAAACGGATTCCGACGTTCTTTCCACTTTTACGCTCATCTTATCAGCTGTAAAGGCTTATATAAAAGGCTATACAGGACTATCAGATGAACTACTGGACACCAAAGAGGATATTTCAATAGCTGTATTTGTTCTTGCAAATGAAATGTATGAAAATCGCATCTTCACAGTGAAGGATAATAACGTAAATAAGGTTGTTCAATCTATTTTGGACATGCATTCTATTAATTTACTTTGAGGTGAGCATTATGAATCCTGGCGATTTAAAACACGGAATTGAAATCCTCACTAATCAAAAGACAAAAAATGAATTGAACGAAACTGTTTATGAATTTATACCTGATAAAAAAATATGGGCAGCAATCATTCCGCAAACAGGCTCATTACAAAAGCAAGTTGCCGATACGATTTTAACGAATGTCACGCATAAAATCATCGTGCGATACAACGCTGGCAAAGACATCACAAAGGATATGCGGATTAGATACAAAGGACATGAATTTGAAATTAAATATATTCTTAATCCCTATTTTCGCAATGAGACACTAGAAATCTTTGTCCAGGAGGTGTTGAAGTGAGCATTCAAATGAACGGTTTAACTGATTTTCAAAGAGATTTATTTAATGTCGCCACTAGGGAAGTGCCAAAGGAGGCACCCAAATTGATGCGTAAAATTGGCTCAAAAGCAAGGTCAACTGTAGCTAAAAAATCTCGAAGTCTTGTAAAAAGGAAAACAGGAATGTATCACAAAAAGTGGAAACGAGGAAAAGTTTTTGTTGGTTATCATGGCGAACTTGTTGTCCGTGTTTATAATTCTTCACCACATGCACACTTAGTGGAAGATGGCCATCGAATGGTTGATAAAGATGGTAATGAAACAGGTCAATTTGTGCCAGGTAAAAAACCAATGGACAAAGGTATGCGAGAATTCGAGTCATCAGGTGACGTAGAGAAAGAGACAGTAAAATGGCTAGATGAATTGCTGAGGAAGAATAAACTATGATTACTTTTAAGCAAATTAAGGTAGCAATCAATGAGAAATTACAGTCAAACTTTATTGATATTGATGTTTCTAGTAAATCAGCAAGCAAAGGTTTTACACGGCCATCTTTCAAAGTGGAATTAGATAATGTGAAGCGTGAGGGCTATTTAACACAAGTTGAAAAGTCTTGTACGGTTCGCATTTTTTATTTTCCTACAGATGAAAATGATAATGCGATTGAGTTGTTAGATGTTCAAGAAGCGTTAGGCAATTTATTTGATCTTAAATTTTCTGTAGGAGATCGCCATTTGGATATAGTCGAACCTAATTTCGATGAAATAGATGGTGTGCTGCAGTTTGAATTTGATCTCCAATTCTTTGATGGCCGTGAATATGGCGAAGGCAGTCCAGGTGGAAATATTGAAGATGAAATTAAAAATGGCAAAGACTTTTATGAAAAATATCCAATTGAGCTTATGGGTGAATTGGATGATGAGGAAGGGGATTAAACAATGGGTCTACCACAAATTAATATTGAGTTTATTGGTAAAGCCGTTACAGCGATTAAGCGTAGCCAGCTAGGAATTGTTGCATTAATTTTAAAAGACGATGTACAAACCGCTGATACTGTGACTTATAAAAGCATTGAAGACGTAAAAACAGATCAATGGACACCCGAAAACTTAGATTATATTCAAAAAACATTCATGGGGACACCAAGCAAAATTATTATTGAACGTTTACCAACAACTGCAGGTGATTACAACGCAGCCTTAACACGTTTAAATAATAAGCGATTTAATTATTTATCTATTCCAGGCATTGTAGAAAATGATACAACAACTATTGCTACCTGGATAAAAACTAAATATGACAATCTAAAGAAAACATTTAAAGCAGTGTTACCTAACAGCAAAGCAGATCATGAAGCAATTATTAATTTCACGACATCTGAAATTAAAGTTGGAGAAAAGGAATACACCACTGCAGAATATACAGCTCGAATTGCTGGAATATTGGCAGGCTTACCGTTTACACGTTCAGCCACTTATTACGAATTGCCAGAGGTCGATTCTATTAAAGAGATTGAAGATCCTGACGCAGCTGTTGATAATGGTGAGCTTATTCTTATCAACGATGGCGAAAATATTAAAATTGGACGAGGGGTCAACAGTCTGACAACGACAACAGGCAAAAAGACAGAGGACTTTAAATCAATTCGAGTAATCGAAGTGCAAAACCTTATTAAGGATGATATTAGAGCCACTTTTGAAAAGCATTATATTGGTAAACACAACAACATCTATGATAATCAGGTGTTGTTTATTCGTTCCATTAACGCTTATTATGACGGTTTGGAGGGCGAGGAGATTCTTGATCCAAACTTTGATAATAAAGCAGAAATAAATGTACAAAAACAACGTTTGGCCTGGGAAGGTATTGGCCGAGATACCTCAGAATGGGACGATCAAAAAGTAAAAGAAATGTCCTTTAAAAAGAATGTATTCTTAGCAAGCAATATAAAAATTGTGGATGCTATCGAGGACTTAGATATGGATATTGCGATTTAAGGAGGGATTGACACATGGGTAAATTAAAATCTAATCGCGTTATTAACGGCTCATTTGGCAGCGCATGGATCAACAATGAAAAATGGCTTGATGTTGAAGAATTTGAGGCTAAAGTGACAATCGATTATGAAGATGTCAACATGGCCGAAGATTTGGCAACACATAAGAAAATGGTAGGTTGGACAGGCGAAGGGAATTTAAAAGTAAAGAAAGTGTATAGCCGAGGGGCGAATTTGTTAGCAGAAGCAGTTAAAAAAGGTGTTATACCTGAGATAAATATTGTAGGTAAATTAGCTGATCCTGATGCGTTCGGGACAGAACGTATTGCTATTAATGAAGTTACATTTAGTGAATTTATGCTTATGCAATTTGCTCAAAAAACAATTGGCACAGAAGAATTACCATTCAGTTTTGCAGACTATGATCTTATTGATTCAATTACAGCTTAAACATATAAATCGGAGGGAAATATAAATGACGAAAAAAGAAATTAAACGATTAACACTTACGGATTTAATGAAAGAGAAAGAAAAGTACCAAGTGAAGGATGATGTCACAGAGGTTGTTCTTGTGGAACGTTTAGGCGTTGAAGTAGTTTTGCGTAAACCCGAAAAATCTCTATGTGTAGACACAATGAAAATGGGACGAGACGAAAACAACGACACCGACGCTGATGAGTACATGGTTTATAACACAATGGTTGAACCAAATTTAAAAGATCCTGAATTGAAAAAAGTATATGGAGGCACATTGCCAACTGACATCGTAGCTAAAATCTTTGAACCTGGGGAGATCGCTTTGCTATCTGATATTGCTTTCGAATTAGCAGGATACAAAAAAGGCGGAGTTAAAGCTGTAAAAAACTAATTGATAGTGATGATGATTTTTATTTTCTTCATCACTATATTCAACGTGGTTTTAAACCTGAATATCTCCTTAATCTTGACTATGATACAAAGCTAATCATGATGGCGAGTATTGAAAAACATTTAGAAGAAAAAAGAAATAGAAATGAAAGCTAGAGCAAAAGTGCTTTAGCTTTTTTCATTGTAAAGGCGGTGGGAATTTGGCAAATAGGGTTATATCAGCAATTCTTACATTACAAGACCGCAACTTTTCAAGCAACTTAAGGCGCGCAAGTGATCGTTCTGATGATTTTGGCAGAGGAATTGTAAGAGTAGGAAATCGAATAGAACGATTTGGAAAAGGTGCTGAAAAGGTATTCAAAACGGTAGGTGCTAGTGCGGCTGCTTTAGGCGCAGTAGGACTTGCAGGATTAGGAGCAGGGGTTGCGAAATCAATAGTTGATATGAATGATGCCTTTGCAACTTTGCAAGCTCAAACTGGTGCTACCGCTGGTCAAATGAAAGAATATGAAAGTGCTGCAAAAGAGGTATTTAGTAAAGGGTACGGTGAAAACATCGATGAAGTAACTAATGCTTTAGCGCGTGTAAAACAAAACATGCGTGACATCGATGCTGGCGAAATTAGCAAGGTAACATCTAATTCGATGTTATTAGCAAAAACCTTTGATGCAGATGTTAATGAGGTCACACGTGGCGCCAACAATATGATGCAAGCGTTTGGTATTTCGTCAGATAAAGCATTTGATTTATTTACAGCAGGTGGTCAACGTGGTTTAAACTTTTCAAATGAAATGTTTGATAATGTCGCAGAGTATTCATCCTTATTTGGCAATATGGGATATAGTGCAGAAGAATATTTCGGCATCATGGAACGAGGCGCCCAGGCAGGCGTGTACAATCTTGATTACGTGAATGATGTAATGAAAGAGTTTCAAATCAGGGTTAAAGACGGCTCAAAATCCACGGATGAAACATTCTCAGCTATGAGTAAATCAACTTTTGATTTATGGGAGTCATTCAACAGGGGCGAAGCAAGCGTAGCTGATGTTGCTGGCGCTGTTACAAAAGAGCTGCAGGGTATGGATGACCAGGTAACAGCCAACCAATTAGCTGTAGCATTATTCGGTACTAAATGGGAAGATCTCGAAGCAGGAGCCATGTACGCAATGTTAGGCTCAAAAGATGCTATGAAAGATTTTGAGGGATCGACAGAATCAGCAGCCGCCAAAGTGGAAGGAAGTCTTAAAAATAAATTGATTTCATCATGGCGCGAACTGCAGGTAGGTATTGCTGACGTTGTAAATGGAGCAGGAGCGCAAGAGTTTCTAGGATCAGTTGCACAAAAGGCTGATGAATTGGTTCCAAAGATTACTGGAATTGTACAAAAAGCTTTTGAGTTTGGTAATACGGTAAGAGAAAATTGGGGACCAATTAAAGAAACGCTTATTGGTGTCGGAACAGCTGTAGGCGTTGTAGCTGTCGGTATGGGAACATTAAAAGTGATCACCACAGTAACGACTATGATCCAGGGCTTTAGAACAGCAATGGGCCTCGCGACAGCTGGACAATGGGCAATGAATGCGGCCATGCTTGCCAGTCCTCTTACTTGGGTAGTTGTCGGCATAGCTGCTGTAGTTGCTGCAGGCGTCTTGTTATATCGAAATTGGGATACAGTCAAAGCAGCTGCAGGTAGCTTATGGGAGAAAACAAAAGAGGTATTCGGAGGCATTTACGATTGGGCTGCTCAGAAGATTCAGCCAGTAACAGGTTTTTTCAAAGGACTTTATGATAAGTTTATGGGCTTTAAAAATGCTATTAGCAACTTCCAACCGCCTGAATGGGTTTCGAAAATTGGTGGAGCTATTGGAAAAGCTGCAGGTGCAGTAGGTAATTTTATTAGTGGTTCCCATGCCGATGGGTTAAACAGAGTGCCGTACGATGGGTACATTGCAGAATTACACAAAGACGAAATGGTTATACCTGCTCGACAATCTGAAAGGATTCGTGCTGCAGGTGGATCAATCGATAATGTGGATCAAATGGTGCAACCATCACCAGGAACAGTCACAACGTCTGCACCTGCAGGAAGTACACCACAACCAACAGCTTCAAATGCTGGCGGTGTACAAGTTATTATTCAGAACTTAAATGCTAAAGGTGTTACACCAACAGAAGTAATCAACGAACTTGTGCCATTACTAAAATTAAGATTGGCCAATTTATAGGAGGTTGAACAAATGGACATTTTTCTAAGTACGATGGATCGTAAACAAATTATTCAACTTCCTATAGTGCCAGCTGAATTTAAAATACCTAGTCCTGTAAGTAATGAAGTTTTTACAACAATTAATCAAGGTGACATTAAATTGCTTGGTCGTAGAGGCTTGAAATCTCTTACGATTGATTCCTTTTTTCCATCAAAGGTGTATCCATTTTCACGAAACACTAAATATTTTGGGTGGGAGTATTACGAGATCATTGAGGGCTGGATAGACAAACGAATGCCAATTCGATTAATCATGTCGAACACACCTATTAATATGCTCATGACAATCGAAAACTTTGAGGCTGGACTTCAAGACGGATCAGGCGATGTTTATTATTCACTGGCCCTATCAGAGTTTAAAGAGATCATTTTAGAAACAAAGAAGGTGAAATAATGGCTCATGAATTATGGCTTATTAAAGGTGGTACCATGACGAATATTACGCCTTTGCTTGGCACATTAACCTGGCGTAGCAACATGGAGGAATTAGGGGACGAAATTAATTTTAGTATCGCTTTTACTGATACAAATTACTTCCCTGTGAATCCATGTGATATTGGTGATATGGTGGCCCTTTACAATAACGGCAAGGAAATAACACGCGCTATTATTGTAGACGAGCTGAAAAATGGAAGATCACCAATTGCATACGTTGCCTTTGATTACGCCTTTTATCTAAACAAATCGAATGCAGTCTATCAATTTAATAAGCTATCTGCAGATGCTTGTATCAAGAAGATCGCCAAAGACTTCAATATCCAAGTAGGTAAGATCGTATCTATTCCAAAACCTATCGATCAAATATACAACGATAAAAAGGTAAGTGAAATTATAAAAGACATTCTTACTATTGCAGAACAGTCATTGGGTGTTAAATACCTCATGGAAATGCGACAGGGCAAGCTATACATCGAAAAGCAAGGTGATGTCGTTGTAACAGGTACATTTCAGTTGTTTGAAGGTGGCCCAAAGTATGATATTCATTCAGCTCTTATGAATCCTTCGAAGAGACGAAGTATTACGGAAATGGCCAATACAATCCAGGTTGTCGGAAACAATGACAAAGTAGTTTTAACCAAGTCTGATAATAAAATGGTTGAAAAATATGGTCGTATTACTAAAGTGATAAAGCTAGATCAAAATGAAAAGAAAAGTGCTAAACAGGTAGCTGAAAATGAATTAAAGCAGTTATCAAAAGTGTCAGAAGAAAATAGCGTTGAATTGATGGGCCATGATGATTTTAGAGCAGGCCGTCTATTTTCACTAGAAGAACCAACCACAGGTATTAAAGGTACTTTCTTGATAAAAGATGTATTGCACACGATTAGTAAAGGCATTCACACCATGAAGCCTACATTAGAGGTGAAGTAAATGGATTCGATTACAACGTTAGCTAAGATGCTTAAACAAAATGAAAATCCTAAACCTGTGTCAATGTCTACTGGAATTGTTATTTCACCACCGTCAAATGCTCAAATACGCTTAAATGATACTGTCATTCTTGGTAATAACCGATTAGTGTTTGCTGCTCATGTTCTGGAAGATTATGAACGTGAAATTGAGCTAGAGGGTGATATTCGATTTACAGATAGTCAATTTCAATCATTTGAAGCTAGAGAAGTGAAATCTAAAACAAAGGACACGCTCAAAGAAGGTGACGAGGTAATATTGTTACCGACTGCAGATGAACAGCTTTATTTTGTTGTAGGTAAGGCGGTGAGGTTCGAATAATGTTACCTAAGATCACGCAACTAGAATTTGATACACAGGAAGTTAAAACGGACTTGCCACCACTAGGTAAGTCCTTTTTGTATGACTTTGATAAGGGCGATTTTGTATTCAGAAATGGAAAAATGGTTGAAGTTCATGGCCTTGAAACATTGAAGCAATGGATCTTAAAAGTTTTAAAGACCGAGCGCTTTCGATTCCGCATTTACAAAGACATTCCTTATGGGGTGACGTTAGAGGATTTGATAGGTTCTAGCTTACCAAGAGCATTTATTGAAGCAGAAATAAAACGAGAAGTCACAGCGTCCTTAATGGAACATACCCACATTCAAGAAATTCAGGAATGGCAGTTTAACCATGATGGAAAGTGGATGCGAATTAAATTTAGAGTCGTCACGGTAGAAGGAGCATTCGAAATTGACGAGCCAATAAAGAAGGTGGCAGCGTAGATGGAAGATGAAAAGATCATTCATGACCGTATGATGGTCAATATCAGCGACGATTACGACAAGTCAAAAGGTAATTTTGTTTATGACGTTACAAAGCCAGTGGCCGTTGAATTTGCCAAGCAACAAATACAGATCGCTGCAGTACAAGAAAAGCTGGACGTTGAAAAATTAACAGGTGACGAGCTAACAAGAACAGTTTATCAGCGCACAGGAATTATCCGTAAACCTGCTACACAAGCCACGACAACGGTCATTGTTTCGGGTACAGCTGGCACACTTGTAAAAGTTGGCGAATTAGTAGGCACAGAAACAATTTTATACACAGTCATTGAAGAAGCCATTCTTAATGAAAGTGGATTTGCCCATATTCGTGTACAGTGTAATGAGTTTGGCCAGATTGGAAATGTACCTGCCAATGCCATAAAAAACTTCCCTGCATCTATCAATGGTCTGGTCAATGTGTACAATCCTGAATCTGTCACAAATGGCTATGATGAAGAAACAGATAGCGATTTACGCCAACGCTATTATGATAAACTGCAGCGTCCAGGTAAGGCAGGCAATAAATATCACTATCGGGAATGGGCGCTAAAAGTGACAGGCATTGGTGATGCAAAGATATTTCCTCGCTACAACGGTCCATTATCAATGAAAGTTGTCGTAATCGATGCGAACAAATTACCTGCTAATCCCGAATTGATCGAAGCTGTAAGGGAGCATATCGAAGTAGAAATGCCTTTTGGGGTGGATGATTTACTTGTAATACCTGCAGAAGCATTACTAATTAATCTATCGGTTGCCCTTACAATAATGCCAGGTTATACAGAGGAAGTAGTCAAAGCGAATATTAAAAAGAACATTACGAAGCACTTAAAAGAAATAGCCTTTAGAACATCATTCGTGAGCTATGCAAAAATTGGGGCGCTCATTATTGAAAGTGATGGTGTTTTAGATTATCAGGACCTATTAATCAATGGATCAACTGCTAACGTGGTTATTCCTGATGATGGGGTGCCAGTAATGGGAGGTGTAAATGAATGAATCACATGACAGTGTATTTGAAAAATAAAGTTCTGACGGACAATTTAAGGACAACGCCAGTTTTTGTTGCCTTGTTCAATGGTGATGTGGAAGTAACTGCAGCTAGCTATTCGCGTCAATCTGCAAGCTTTACAACGCCCACAGATGGGCAAACATCGAACAGCGCTGATATTCTGTTTCCTATTGCTGCAGAGTCATGGGGAGATATTACGCATATTGGGATTCTTGATGCAAAAACAGGTGGCAATTTGCTGTTTAAATCACAAGCAGAATTTACGAAAAATATTGATGTATCCAGCCAATACAAGATCCCTAAAAACTATTTAATTGTCCGTTTGAGGTAGGTGATAAACCATGCATGCAATACCACAATCTGAGTGGGGACAAGTATCTGTCTTTACCTGGGGAGAGCTAACAGCACACCAATGGGAATGTTTTAGACTTGCCTTGATGGTTACAGAAACAGAGCTGCAGACGCAAGGCGTTTCAATAGCTTCAACGGGTGCAACAAATGAGGTAATTACTGAGCAGGTTACGCAAGGTGTTAAGGTGGTTCAATCACCTATTATCATGCAGACAAGAGCTGAAATGATTACGAGCATTGTCGTTTCTACAAAAGATTATCTATCAGACATGATGAAGTATTTACCTTTGTACGAGCGTAAATCCAATACCTTTAGAACAGTACTTACAGCTGATGATCGAGAGTTACGAAATACAGAGCAACAGCTTGAGATTGTGAACCGTAACATATTTATCGATACGGCCATTGAAGCATTGCCTATTTATGAACGTGATTTAGGCATTAAGCCAAATAGCACATTACGCTATGACCAACGCAGGGAGCAAATAGCTTCACGAAATCGCGCAAGCTTTGACCAAACCACAGAAGAAACAATTAAGGCTGTAGCAGCTGCTTATAGTAATGGTGAAGTAGAAATAAATACAACAAGTACACCAGGCGTATACGAGATTAAATTCACAGGTACAAAGGGCATTCCTGATAATCTGAGTGGCCTTATGCAAGCGATCGATATTATTGTGCCAGCTCATTTAGAGTTTGGCTATGCGTACACCTTTAATGTTTGGGACTTTGTGAAAAATCGTACCTGGGGAAGTGTAACCAATATGACATGGGATGATATACGAATATGGAATGAGGTGAGCTAATGGAACATACACCAAATTTGGGATTAAAGAAACCAGGATTAACAGACAATATTTTGATCTCAGATATTAATGAAAATATGGACGTCTTGGATGCTGCAGTCAGTGAATTGCAACAAGGTACAAAGGAGATTCCTGATTTAGAAACAGAAGACAAAACAATGTCGGGTGCCATTAACGAGGTAAAGAGTGACATGAAAGGCCATGTAATCGATCCGATGCCTCACATGTTTGTTGATAATGGCAAAACGTATAGATGGGGGTTTAGGACAGTAAATGGTGAACCTCAAATTATTAGTGAGGAAGTGATTGAATGAACATTATTGATTTAGCAACTAAATCTATGCAAACGGCAATTAAGGCTGTTGTAGATACAATCAAAACGACTACTGATGCCACTAAAACAGGTGTAGATAACATTAACACTCAAATAGCAAATAAAAATGTGGGTAAAGTCATGAAATCAATGACTTTTACATCAAGCGGAACTTTTTATGTCCCTGCTGGCGTAACAGAAGTTTATATAACTGGTGGAGGCGCAGGAGGAGGTGGTGGCTTTAAAAGCTCTAGTGACTCAGGTTTAATGGGTGGAACTGGAGGAGCTACATCTTTCGGAAATTTATTAACATTGAGTGGAGGTAGTGGAGGTACTGGCCAAGCCAATAACTTAAATCTCCAAACAGGAAGAAAAGGTGGGCCAGGGGGTCAGGATGGTGAACCTTCTCTAGTTTACGCTACAAATGTGAACAAAGCAGGAAATGGAGGGAACAGCGGCCCTTACTTTGGAGGCAGAGGATTTGTTCACAATATCTCAATGACTGCTAACTTCCACGGAGGGTATTGTTCTGGCGGTGGTGGTTCCAATCAAGGGACGAATGATTATGCTACTGGTGGTGGTGGTGGAGACTTCGTATACAAAAGATTGGTAACAGTTAATCCGTTGAGTGTTATCCCTATTACAATAGGAATTGGGGGCATTGGAGCTGGCAATCCTTTACCTGTGGCTGGAAATGGTGGAAACGGAATATTAACAGTGGAATGGTGGGAGTGATTAAATGAAATTCGCACAAATTTTATATGATAAAGCACATTGGATTTTTGAAGCTGATGAAAAGCCTGAATTTGCTCCAAATATTATTTTGGTGGACATTACAGGGCGAGACGACATTCAAGAAGGATGGGATTACAACAGCGAAACAGGCGAATTTACAGCACCAATAGTACCTGATCCAACACCAATTGAACCACCGCCAACAGTTGAAGAAATGCAGGCACAAACGCTTATCAATACAGAATATTTAATTGCCATGAATGAAATGGGCATCCAGGGAGGAACGGTATAATGAAGGTATATGACTTATGTAAATTTTTAATTGATCGCAACCGATACAGCTATGATGACATGCTAAAGAAAGTGAATATCTTTTATGCCAACAATCAGCTGGCCGATGAAGAATATACGCAGCTACTAACAGATATGGACGCACAGCAAACGCAAGCATAGGCTTAGCGTTATTTTTTTATAATTTTAATGAAAAAAATATGAATAAGTGTTATTTTTTCGCTTCTTCAAAGTATGAGTAATGTAGATCATTAATTTTGAAAATTTTTGATCAGAATCATCTAAAGGAGAGGCGAAAATGGAACATTACCGAGGTGTGACAGGAGATTTTGTATATCACAGATTAAAGTATGTAACGCTTATTTATAAAAACGAGCAGTTGGTTAAAATCGCAGTAATGAAAAAAGGCATATGTGTAAAATTAATATCCGTTAGATAAAAAATAGGGGCCTTCCACGGTAATTGTGGAGGGCTTTTATATCGGGAAAAGGGAAGTGTTCAGATGGAAAAATGGATTGCTGTAGTAAGTGGAACAATAGGCACACTCGTTTCATATTCGGTGGATGGTTTAGGAATGGCCGTTACTGTTCTAATTGGCTTTATGGCCATTGATTACCTAACAGGGATCATGGGCGGAATAGTTAATCAAAATTTAAACAGCCGCACAGGCTTCAACGGAATTATTAGAAAGATTTATTATCTAATGCTAGTTGGTTCCGTTTACTTATTATCAGTTGTGATTCCTGGCATTGAGTATGCAGGGGATGGAGCAGCCATTGCATTTTGTGTACTAGAATTTATTTCAATCACTGAGAACGGTACTAAAATGGGCTTGCCGATGCCTGACTTCATTAAAAATATTCTAGCAATCGTAAAGGATAAAACAGGAGAGGGTGAAGTCAAATGACAAGCGTAAATCAAACATGTCGAGATTTAAGCGAATTAACTGCAGCTGCTCAAATAGCATGTCGCCTATTGTTCCAGGAATGTTTCAAAGCTGGCATTGTAGACATTTTTATCACAGAAACATACCGCAGCCAAACGCGCCAAAATTATTTGTATGAGCAAGGGCGAACAAGACCAGGACAAGTAGTTACATGGACACGTAATAGCAATCATACATCACGTAGAGCTTGGGATATTGCTGTGGCACCACCACGAAACCTATATGATATTTCAACACTTTCAAAGGTAGGCTCAATTGCTAAAAAGCTAGGTATTGAATGGGGTGGATATTGGGAGGCAGGAAAGTACGATGCACCTCATTTTGAAATTCCTACAACATGGAAAATACCTGCAGGGTATAAATTAGAAGGACAAGTAATCGTGCCAACAAGTAGTGCTGTAAGAGTGCAGCTTATTGTAGAGGACAAACCACAACAATCAGAAAAGGATGATGATATTATGAAATTCACAAGCACAACCGCAAAGTCTGCAGTACGTGATTATATTCAACAAGCAGTTGATAAAAAGTTGATCGATAAGTCATGGCTTGAAAAATTCGATAATGGCACTATGACAAGTGGTGATTTTGAAGGATTGAAGATTATCATTGCTCAACGTAGTGCTTAACTGCAATCTCAAAAAAGCCCAGGCGCTCATTTAACTGTGAGTACCTGGGCATTTTTTATTTATTTCTAGTATTAATGTGTAGACAGGTGTTTTTTAATACATCTTTGTCCTCTTTAGTGCAAGGTATGCTTTTCAGAATAGAAGATATCTTTGATTCTATTTGCTTGCTATATTCAAATAGAAGTTCTCCTTTTTTAATATCAATCCCAGCTCCATAATATTCGATTACAAAGTTATCCCTTCTAGGTTCTCTATTGTAAGTACCCTTAATGATAACAGTGTGATCAGATTTTGGTTTTTTTCGGATACTATCAACGTATAAATTAAACATTCATATCACCTCTTTATGAACCTTAATAATTTCAATTTTATATCCCTAATAATTGCTTTTTCTTCGCGTCAAATTCTTCCTGAGTGATTAATTCATCCTCTAACAGTTCCTTTAATTCGCGGATCTCGTCAGCAACATCATACATATCCTTTTCCACTTTACCTGCAGGAGCAGAAGATGTTTTTGCCATTGATTTAAGATTCTCAATCCCACTCTTTATTTCAAGTGCAATATGTGCTGGCACATCGTCAATGATTGCTTTGTTTCCAGTCGATACGATTTCGATAGTTGAGTAAACAAGTTTATTGGAAATGTTAATACTGCTAATCGATGCTAAAGGAATGCTTCTTTCATCATTAGAAACAATGCCTTTGATTTCGTGTAAAATGATTCGGTTATCTGTTACATAAAGCTGTTTTGTACCTTTTACGGATGCACAGACAGCGAGAAGTGTTTCACCTTGATCTGTGAGCCTATCATCGAACATTTGAATTTGTTTAGCCATTGCTTTCTTCTTACCGAAGCCAGCGAATTTAATAGTTTCTGCAATTGTATCCATGTCATGCACTCCTTACAGATATTTGTAATCTTATTTTATAGAAAATCCTACCAATAGTACATATAAAAAAACAGACAACCAATGTTAGTTATCTGTGTCCTCGTCTATACGCTGCAGTAAGTCACCTAAGTTCTTTACGTCCAATGTAATCATGATTTTTTCTAACGCATCCTTTGGATACATCTTCACCTTATTATTAGCTATTTCACTAATCAAACGTGTTGTAAGTCCTGTTTGTTCTGCTAAATCCTTCTGACTCATATCTCTTTCGGCAAGTAACACTTTTAACCTCGATTTTAAGTACATTCGCACACCTACCTTCAT